GCCGAGTCATGACGGCCTCATACAACGAAGATGTCGCTAGTGTTTTCTCTAAAAACGTCCGAAATACCATTCAAACCGAAAAGATGGGTGAACGTGTCGTTTTTTCCGACATGTTCCCTAAAACAAAAGTTAAGTACGGTGATGCAAGTGCCAAGAAATGGACTATAGACGGACAAAGTCAGATTTCATATTTAGCTACCTCTCCGAACGGCACAGCCACTGGTTTTGGTTGTGACTATTTAATTTGCGATGACCTTATTAAGTCGGCTGAGGAGGCCTATAACGAAACTGCACTAGACAACACATACCAGTGGTTTGTAAACACTATGCTCTCTCGCCTTGAGGGGCAGAAGAAGTGCATCATTATTATGACCCGTTGGTCTTCTAGAGATCTAGCTGGACGTATCATGGAAGCATTTGCTGACGAGTGTGAGATTATTAAGTATCACGTTCAGAATGACAAGGGTGAAATGCTTTGTGAAGACATCTTGAGTGATAAAGACATGAATCTTATTAAGCGCGAGATGAATGTTGATATCTTCGAAGCCAACTATAACCAGACGCCTATCGATATAAAAGGACGATTGTATTCAGAGTTTAAGGAATGGGAGAAAATGCCATCTGGCAAGGTCATAAACTTCACTGATACAGCCGACACTGGCTCTGATTTTCTCTGCTCAATTAATGGTATTGTGTTCAAAAAAGAGTTCTATATTAGTGATTTAGTATTTTCAGACGAAGCTATGGAAGTGACTGAACCTAAGGTCGCGGAGCTTTTATTTAGTGGTGCAGTAAATATTTCTCGCATTGAATCTAATAACGGTGGACGTGGATTCGCCAGAAATGTTCAAAGGCTTATGAACGAACGATATAGCTCTAATCGTACCCAGATTGAGAGTGTGCCGCAAACACACAATAAGGAGTCTCGCATTCTTGCAAGCTCAGCCTGGGTCCAAAACCATGTCTACATGCCACCCAACTGGAGAACTCGATTCCCTGATTTCTATAAGCAGGTTATGTCTTATCAGCGCAAGGGCAAGAACGCTCATGATGACGCTCTTGATGTTCTCGCTAGTATTTATGAATTCGTCTGTGGGGATGACAGGAGACCAACATGGGCGTCGAGCAATGAAGAATCACGACTAGATCGTGCAATAAGTTTCTAGGAGGAAGAATATGAAACGAAAAACTTTTACACTACCAAGAGGAACTCAGTTGACCGGAGACATAATTAAAAAGTTGATTGAGAAACACAAGAATTATATTACTGACTATGAAAGGCTGGAGTCATATTTTGATAATGACCCTAAAATTAATCGTAAGAAACCAAATGACATTGTGGTTTATCATAATTTTGCCAAATATATTACGACTCTCAATGTTGGTCATTTATTGGGCAATCCTGTGCAATATCAAGCCTCGAAAGGTGTGGATATTTCTCCAATTCTTGATGTCTATAAAAGCCAAACTATCTCTGATCTTGACTCCGAAATAGGTGAAGATTGTAGTATGTTTGGTCGTGGTTATGAACTAGTTTATCTAGATGATGATGGTAATATTTCATCTGCAAAACTTGATGTCTATAATACGATCGTCGTCTATGATAATACTTTTCAACATAATAAGTTATTTGCTATTGCTTATACACCATTATTAGATTCATCCGGCAATCCTACTGCAGATGAGTATGATTTAACTTTCTGGGATGAATTCTGTGTAACGACGACTAAGCTTAGTGGGGCAGATTTTACTATCACAGAAAAGCCCGTGCAGCACAACATGGGATCTGTACCAGTGATTGAATACGTGAATAACCGCCGTTTCACTGGAGACTATGAATCTGTAATTACTAGCATTGATGCATATAATATCTTGCAATCCGATCGTGTGATTGATCGTGAGAAGTTAATTGATGCAATCCTTGTGTTTTATGGGGTTAATCTTGAACCAGAAGATAAGGCTAAGCTAAAGAGTGAACGTACTGTCGGTCTTCCTCAGGATGCTAAGGCTGAGTATGTTATTAAGAATATTAACGAGGCTGATGCTGAAGTCTTGCGTAAAACCATCGCTGCTGATATTCATAAGTTCTCCATGACGCCAGACCTTAGCGATGAGAACTTTGCCGGCAATTCTTCTGGCGTGGCTCTACTTTATAAGCTCTTAGCTTTTGAACAAAATGTGAAGAAAAAAGAGCGCTACTTCGAAAAAGGTCTCATGGAACGATTTAAGCTTTACTCTCACGTACTTCATCTCAAGAGTGAATTATCTAGCGAGATCTCCACTAAAGATGTTGATGCTATCTTTAACCGTAATCTGCCAAAGAACGACTATGAGGCAAGCCAAATGATTAATAATCTTCGCGGTATCGTTGATTCTGCTTTACTGGTCAGTCAGTTATCTTTCGTTCGTGATGGTGAGGAAACCGTCAAGCTTGCCAAAGAAGAAGGTAAACCTGAATTTAATGATAATTATGCAACTAGGTTACCTAATGTATATAAAAATAGTGCAAATAACGACGAGGATTAATTATGAAAGATCGTCGCGGATTACCCTCGGATGAATATTGGCGAGAACGTGCTGAAGATAGGCTAACAGAAGCTGAAAAGCTTTCTGTTCCCTATTTAGAGGATATCCACGCGGTCTATGATGATGCAAAGTTAAAGATCGTTGAAGACATTAAGAATTTATATAAAAATTGTTACAAAGACGACGAGGGATTCGACCAAGAGAAGTTAAGGGTCATTATCCCGAATGGCGACCTAGAACGTTTTCATCGAGAGATGAAAAAAGCCGGATTATCTGAATATCTTCCAGACAACTACAAGGCCCGCATGACAAGGCTTGAATATCTTTATGCCGATTGCTGGGCAGAGAGTAAGAAAGCCAGCCTAAAACACCAGCAGATCGAAACTAAAGCCCATAGGGAGACGATAAAGAACGCTTACTATAAAACCATCTATGATACTGGCATAGGACTTAAGGTTAACCCCGCTTTCTCTAAGTTAGATAATCGTGCTGTAAATCAAGTACTCAATACTAAGTTTCTAGGCGGTAATTATTCAGAGAGGATTTGGAATAATACTGATAAACTAGCTAATACTCTGAAAGAAGTTATCGGCTCTGCTATTGCAAGAGGTGAAAGCTATTCAAAAACTGCAAGAGGAATCAGAGAGAGATTCGGCGTTACGCAGTATGAGGCTACAAGGTTGGTTCAGACTGAGACATGCTATTTCCAGAATCAGGCCGAAATTGAAGCTCTGAAGACAATGGGTATTGAAAAATATAAGTT